TGTTGAAGCTGATTCAGAGCAATTAGCACTATTCCAAGAAATCAGAGATGGTATTAATAACCAAGCTGATTCTGGAGGTGCGGCCGCAGAAAAAGCCGGTAAGTCTACCATGAAAGGTATGGGCAAATTGCTTGGTGGAGCTGGTATCGGTGTAGGTGTAGCTGGTTTAGGTATCGCTGCAGTCATCGGAGCAGGATCAATGATGCTCTCTAAGCTTGAAGAAATAGATGCTCAGAAGATATCAGATAACGTTGGTATTTTATCTAAGATGGGTTCAGACAACGAAAACTTCCTTAAAGATGGTGGTAAAGTTGCAATCGTATTAACCGGTTTAGGTATAGGATTGGCTGCCTTTGGCCTTGGTTCAGGCGTTGCATCAGCCGTAGATCATTTCCAGAAAGATGGTTGGGCACAGAAGATAGCAGATAATGTAGGGATATTGACTGGCATCGCAGATCTGAAATTTGCAGATACCGCTGAAGTCGTAGCCGTTCTTACTGGTTTAGGTTTAGGATTAGCTGCATTTGGTATAGGTTCTACTGTTGCTGGAGTTAGTGATGCTGTTAATGAATTTGCATCAGGCGCTGATTGGTCACAAAAGATTGTAGATAACGTTAAGACATTACTTACTATTGCTGAGCTTAATACAGGTGATGCTACTGCAGTAATGAGTACATTAGCTAAATTAGGTTTAGGATTAGCTGCATTTGGTGTTGGTTCGTTCTTTGCTAACGCATCAAGTAAAGAACAAGGTGAAGAAATAAGAACAGCTGTATCAGATCTATTAAGAATAGCCGAAGATCCTAACGCGGATCCTGCTCGAGCAGAACTAGCAGTAAATGCTCTTACATCATTAGGTGGTGGATTAACTTCATTTGGTGTTGGTTCGTTCTTTGCTAACGCATCAAGCGAGGGTCAAGGCGAAGCAATACGACAAGAAGTTGCATCACTACTATCTATTGCTGATGACCCTAATGCAAATTTAGAAGATATAAGTCGAGCCACTGGAGCATTAGCTGCATTAGGTGCAGGTTTAGCCGCATTTGGCGGTGGTTCCTTTGTTGGCTCTCTAGCAGGTGCAGCGTCATCTGTACTAGATTTTATGAGTGGTAATGAATCACCATTATCTCAAGCTAAAGATCTTGGAAACAATGCTGATCTAATTGATAGTGGTGTTGAATCTTTTGGTAGATTCAGAGAAGAACTAAACAGATTCAGCGAAATGGGTAAAATATCTGGCGACCTCGGTCTCACAGAAATGGCATCAGATTTAGTTGGTGCTTCAGAGCTTATAAGATTAGCTGTTGAAGGTGGTGAAATCGATGATTGGGGATTCAATACGAAAGTTAAAGGATTAGCTAACATCGAAGGTTTAGACGAAGCCATAGCAAAAATCAATGATCTAAAAGAAGCATTAGGATTAACACCATCTAATGTTGGTATTCAAATGAGTGCTGATTCAGCTGCGAATGCAGAAGCTTCAAGCGGTGGTGGTGATGCTGTAATAACTTCTGTTGGTGGAACTACGAATGAAGGTTCTACTCAAGCAACCATAATCAATTATGCACCTATGAAAGTAAGTCGTATCGATACCGTCCTGGCATCGAGATAAAAAAAAGGACTCTTTCGAGTCCTTATAAAATCTCCCTCTGACGAGGTTGTTTTTAATTACCGTTAAGATTCTTTAGCAAGTTTTGCAAAATAACTTAATGTATCGTCTTCTCCAGCATCTTCCATAGGAATATCTGCAGCAGCTTCTACAAAGTTGGTTGTAACAGCAGGTGCACTAGGCATTTCAGCCGAGCTCATGCTCATTCCAGCGTCAACTCCCAATACTCTATTCAATTTCGCTTTAAGCTCATCGTATGTTTTGTATTGAGTAGGATCAGTAAACTCGTTAAGTGAATGCAATTTAGCATACAGCTGTTCGAGTCTATCATCATCGCCATCCATGATAGCAGATGTAGGTGAGAATTCAGACTTATCGTAATTCGTCCAACCTTCTACTTTCCTGATCTTGAGTTTGAAATCCGCACCTTCCCAAAAATCAAATGGGTTAATAGGATTCTCGTCCGCGAACTGAGGTTGCATAATATCCATAACTTTGTCAAAGATTTTCTTTCCAAATTTGTATAAGAATACTTTTCCTTCATTCTCTGGGTTAGCAGAGTCAGATATTACCATGATGTTAGACACGTGATGTAGTCTACGCTTTCTCTCGCGAGCGGTTTGCTTATCTTCATCTCTACCAGTATTCCATAATTCTGAATTCATCTCTGAAACAGGATCTGGCTGATTGACAGAAGTTAAGCTATTTTCGATATACCAGAGACCGTTCGGGCCTTTAAAGCCATGGTCCCAATATCGTACCCAAGGTAAATCCTCGCCTTCTTTCGCAGGCAAAAATCTAATAACGGCATAACCATTACCAGCTTTATCTTGAGTTGGTTTCCAGAATCTATCGTCAGCATATGACTTAGTCTCCGATTTTTGTGATACAGCTTCTGCTGCTTGTACGAGTTTGTCGATTGACGAGCCTCGTGAGCTCTTTAAATTTGCAAATGACATTGTTTATCTCCGTTGTATTGCGTTGTATTAAGGCTGACGCCTTTTCTATAGTATTTCACTCATATTCATAATAATATTTTCTTCATTATATCTTTGCATTTAACTGCATCGAAATTAATGAATGGTTGGTACTTCGTGATCTTCCTAACTAAACCTGGCCACATTATGGTTTCGGTTATAGTATTCGATTCACGAGATACAAACCCTAAGATTACATTTAGAATGACCACTGTTTCCAATGATATTTCTTCCTGTAACCAAAGTTTGATAACCATGGGATGTTGTCCATTCGTACTTGATAATAAATTATCTAAGCTACAACTGTTTACATCCATATAGTTATCTAATGTATTTATATCTTTTTCAAAGCTGTGGTGGAGGGATTCATGAGTCTTCTTCAAGGTCATAAAATTCTTCTCACCATCTTCATTTATCATATCACCGACGTAATTAACATCGTTTATAAAGTTAGATACAAAATACATTTTTAGTTCTTTGCCATGATGTTTAGCCAACTTAGCAAAGAAAAACTTGTCCTTACGATTAAAGAATGATTGTGGTTTAACAGTTGTTTTAAAGTTGTACTTAACTGCGTCATACGAATCACTCTCGAAATGTAACTTTAAAGAGTTGTATAGTTTATATGCATCAAAAGGATCCATCATACTGGTAATTTATTACCACTCTTTATCTTAATTAATTTTAAATCTGAGGCCTCGTTCTGAAGCTTCAGTTTAAGGGATGGAGATAATAGTTTCTTTATATTACTATAATCCATACCTCTTGATTCAATCACATGCGTCATAGCATCTATATAAGAAAAGTTCTTATTGACTACTAGATCTTCAACAGCGATGTTGAATCTCTTACGCGTCATGATCTTGTGTTCTAATATATCAGTCATTGTTAATTGATTCTTGCATAAGCTTGAATTCTGACATTGGAACTTCTTTTAGATACTCGAGTATATTCTCTGCAGTTGATACTCCAAATGGATCAGTCTCACAGTTATCTTCTATTCCAGGTTCTTGGAACATACATTCTACCATACCGTCATTAATCACTGCTGCGTATCTCCATGTTCTTACACCAAATCCTAAGTTGCTTTTACTTACTAACATACCCAATACATCTGCTAAGTCACCGTTACCATCTGCTAAATATTTAACAGGTTCGTAACTCGGCATCCACATTTGCATAACAAATCCGTCGTTAACTGATGTACAGTATATCTCATCGATGCCTTCTGCTATGATGTTATCATAGTTGAGTTGAAATCCAGGAGCGTGCTGTGAACTACATGTTGGAGTAAATGCACCTGGTAAACCAAATACTACTACTCTTTTTCCACCAAATATGTCTTCACCCTTTAAGGTTTCTACTGGTAGGTTTTTTATCTCTAAATCTTTTAAATTCATTTATCTGATATCCTCACCAAGATACAATCATTGTTAATTCTACCGTTTGGAACACCGATCTTGGTTGTAAATGTGTCCCATAGGTTATCGAGTTGACGTTCTGTCTTACCTAATATTTGAGGTAATATCTCGTCAGGTTTTCTGAGTGTAGTTATCTTACTAAACTCCTCATTCCAATTATAAACAGTTGATCCTCTAACTTCAAATCCTTTCGTTGAGTCTGACATATACATTGACAACTTTCGTGTCTTAACGTTATATACAAACAAGCGATTGTTAGTTGGTATCATTACTGGATTAATAGAAACAAGTTTAGAATCTATGTCTTCAATCAGGTAATTTAAACTCTTTACCTGCTGATCAGATGCTTTAACTTTCTTTGCTCTTGGCAATCTTGCAGCTTTTGCACCTTGTTTTAATCTTTCTAGATCTGAGAATATACCATCCATGAGGTTGAGCATCTTCTTCAGATTTCCTTTTGTGACATGCGCATAAGCTTCTACAGCTTGTTCACATGTTTTATTATATGCATCTGAAACGCACTCATATTCGAATCTTACTAGATCACCGAACATGGTCATTGTTGCACCTTTTAAATTATATGTCTTGAATAGAGTATACGTATCGATCGTATTATCGAACTCTCCTTCTATCCAACCATCTACTACAATGTCCCAATCAGTATAGATTGTTTCATACATCTTAGCTTTCATTCTATCTTGAATAGATGGTGCTGGTGCTTTCGCTTTCAGCTTTGCTCTGTTACTTTCAACTACTTCAGCTGCTAATAACATCTTTTCTGCTATGAGTTCTTTAACTCGTTCTTCGTATTTTGGTGTGTTTAATCCTCTTGTCCAGAGTTTACATATCGTAGATATGCCTTGATTTAATTTCCAATCAGGTAATTTCTTTAATGTGTTTGCTTGATCTGTGGTGTAACCTAAGACTTCAACAGCATACTGTAATATTGATGCTTGATAATCTTTAGGTCCAAGGAAATAGTTATACCAATGTGCAGCTTTAGTCCACACTACTGTAAAGTCTTCATCAGGTATTACTACGTCAAAGAAGATTGGTTCTGGTCCTAAATGAATATCTTCGATACTCTTTCTATTTCCTCTCATCTTAACCTTGAGTTTCTGATTTGCATTCAGTGATTTTGCTTTTGGTATTGCCATATTATTTTCCTTATCTTATTTGTGTCTAGGGTATATTATACCACATGTGGAGCGGAAAGTACATGCTTATTAAATTTATAATAATTGTATCTATCATACGCTTCGTCTTCTTTCATATCTTTTAAGACTTCATCGCGATTGACTACTGATACTATTTCAAAATCTAATACTGTACCTTCTTCAAGTATCTGTACAGGCTTTTGCCAATTCCAAAATATGAAATTATCAAATTGCTGTCTCTGAGTATATAAACCTATCTTTATAAAACCATTCTTTGGGAAGTATTTGAATTCACATTTTCCCCATTCTGGATGTGTTGTATCATATCCGTATCCTGAATAGAGCGTGTGATTTGTAATTTCTGACATGTAATAACCCATCCACCATTCTGCCCATTCAAAGTCTGCTCTGAACGTGGTATTCTCACCATCTAAATCATTAGCTAACTTATCTCTATGCTTAATGAATTCTGGTCCTACTTTGGTATTATTAAATTTCATACTTTTCTTTGTTGATGAACCATCTGCGTATCGTATAGACTCTGCAGTAGGCAACGAGTGTCATGAATGCAGTGATGGTAGTACCAATGTGCAAGGGGTTAGTCATATCCATTAGAGAGATGCAGATATATAATCCGAATAAATTTAATGGGTAGTTAATAATGAGACCAGTACCTACTGTGGTTAATGTCTCTCGGTGTATCTTACGTGTTTTTTCACTCATACTTATCTCCGTTTTCGTCGTATTGACAGACTTCACACCATTCTTCAATGTCGTGATTACATTCCATCCTTTGTTTTTCTTTCTTTTCTCTTGACTCGTGCATGGACTTAACCCATCCATCTGAGTTATCTTGCCATCTTTTATCATTTATTATCATAATAAAGGTGAGTGACCAGGGGCAGTGTGATATGGATTATATCCATATCGATAAGGAGTGTCAACCTTTGCGGTTGAAAGTTGCCCCTGGTCACTCGAACTGTTAGACATTTTTGATGCCCATTACATAGTTTTCGCATGCGTTTTCTGCGTATTCTTCTGAATATCCAGTGTAGACTTCATCTACTACCCATACATTATTCTCGTAGAATCTACCTGCGTATGCTCCTAAATCGGTACGCCATACCTCTGACCTTCTATTGCCTTCTTGGTATGTAGATAATTCAAATTGAAAACTACTATTAATTGTGTTGTGTTTATGCATTTATTTTCCTATATGTTTTACCATATCTTTTGCTATTACTTGATATGCACCTTTGTTATATGCTGGTGCGATTGTAAACTTTTTAGACTCTTCGATCTTCCACGAATTGTCTTCTTTATCCATTTTGACAGTATGCTGCTTCAAATCGAAGCTGGGATACCTTTTATCGTAGTCAATACGAGCCTGGTGTGCATTTCGTTGAGCTGTCGTTGGTATATATGCTGTTGAGCTGCTCTCGTGCACCCTCGTTCTTTTAACTGGGTTGGCAGCATGCTTTTTACGCTTTTTACCATTCATTGAATACCTGAGGGATCCTGCATAGAAATTTGTAACTCCCATTAGATTCCGCCTCTAAGAAATGCGTTTACTAGATCTTCACCATCCACCGCATTGTCCATATTCAACCAAATAACCTGTCCAGTAGCATTAATTGTTCTTTGAACTCTACCGTCGTTATATTCTACATCTTGTACAGATCCATCAGATCTGCCATTACCATACCATAAGCTATCTAAGCTATGCGAATGTAATGATTTAACTCCATCTGCCCATTTTTCTGCAGCTATCCTTGCTTTTTGTTTTTCTACTCTGTCGTTAAATTGCGTCATAGTATTTTCCCTCTCTGCCATCTTTTAGGCGTTTATTTTCTGAGTCTATAAGCTTTCTTACAGTCTCGCTCCAGAAGAGCTTAAATTCAGGATTTTGAGCCCTGATCGCAGCTCTTTTGCAAGCTTCTATTCTATCTAGAAATGTCATTTAGAAATCTCCTTCGGCAACTTGGAAACATGCGATTCCTTCGCGTCTCCACATGTCAACTACTCTGTTTCTGTCATCAAAAACAAGATCTGGTTCCATATCCGCAGCTCTGAGTTCAGTAAGAACATCAAGCTTGAATTCGTCATCAGCTCTAAAGTCGTCATCAGCTCTAAGAAAGAGAAAACAATTGCCAAGACCTACATCAGCCATTTGCTGTTCAGTTACTTCTCTATGTCTTTCGTTTCTAGCTGAAACCATTATTACTCTGTTAACTACAGTGCTGTTAAAGTTTATTGCACACTGTACCACTGGCACATTCGGTGTGTCGAGTGCCATTATTGCAGGATCCATGAAAGAATCCCAATCGCTGTTTCCGTTTGTGACGAAATGTCTCCTATGTTCCATGTCCATAAGTGTTCCGTCTATGTCAAATATTACTATCATTATATTACCTCTCTAGTGATTCAACTGCTGATTTTACATCTGAGATATCACTACTAAGAGATGATACTTCAGATTTTGTAGATTCAACATTCGAATCAATGTCGTTCAATCTAGATTCAATAGAATCTAATTGATCAATTATTTTGTTTAATATGCCTTCCATATTAATTCCAATCTCCATCAGAAAATTTGTTTGCGTTATACGCATCCATTATACTTGAATTTTCCAAGTATCTTGCATTCTCTTTATCAGAGTAATACATATTTTCTGGTGAATTATGTTCTAAGCTACCAACTGATTGTCCACCAGCTTTAGTAACCGAACGCGTTAATTTCTTGTGAAGTTTCATTTCTGCTTTTTTAGCAGCTTTCCTTGCATCAAGGTTCCTGATTGTTTCTTGAAAAGAAACTTCCGATTTAGCAGCTTCAACCTTTTTGGCTTTATTCTTCTCTGCTATTTGTTTGATTAGATCTAATCTATTCATTTATTACACTCCTTACGTGTTGTTTATTATTTAATATAGGGATATTATACCACATTTGAACATGTTTGTACATGTTTATTTTCATTTATTTTCATTTAATTTCAATAAATATATAATATACCATAAAACATATGATTACGATTACGCTATATTTCATTATAGCAATAATAATATCTTTTATGACATCTAGTATTTTAATTAAGAATTTAAAGATTTTGAATCCTCTTTAAGGTTAGTACAATTTCGAAATCATTTAGACGACCTATAACATCTGATGCAATCTCTGTGCTATAATCAAGCTCATTGTCTGCGTTCAGAACTGCTATTTCCCATAGTCCTTGATTAAATCCATAAGATCCTTTATGTTGGATTACAGATGCTCCATAACCATTATCGAATCGATAAATCTTTTGAATTCCGCCATATAATTTTTTAAATTCAGTGCGAAATTGTTTCATTGGATCAATTGTTTCTTCGAAGTAATGTGTTAATTCTTTCATCATACTCTGTGTTGTGTTATGTCTACGAACTTTCGTCTAGACTTTGAAAATTGTTTCATTGGAGACTTGAAGATTATCTCATCTCTAGTTCCTGTCTTGATGTAACCCACTAACTGCATTGCCTTATTGACAATGTATGTGTGATTCTTGCATGGGTATTCACCCCAATCTGTAATTTCTTTAAGATATTTCAATACTATCTCCTATAAATGTATACATCTAATCTGTCAGCATGTCTAAGCGGTAAGCTTTGATCGTATCTACGTGGATGTTTTCCATCTCTCAAAGCAGGAGCTGTTCTAGCACCTCTTCCTTGAGATTTTACGTAGTATTGTTTTGCGTCTGAAGGTGTTGTAGTAACTGGTAGACCTTGAACGATAGCTGTTTTAGCTGCTCTTAGATCTGCGTTCATAATTTTTACTGATTTTCTAACCATTTCGAGTTCGAACATTTGCGAAGCAGATCTAGTATCTACAGTCATGACATAACTTGTTGAATGTCTCATGATACTAACTCCATTCCTTTTGCGTCTTCTACTTCTATTTCAAGATTTTCAACCTTAGTTTCAGCATCTCTAAATGCGTCTTGAAATATTTCTTCCATTTCATAACAAGCAGACTCTAAAGCATTCTTTGCTTCGAATACTGCACGTTCTCCAGATTCAAATTCTGATTCATCTATACCTAAATCTTCTCCTAAGCTTTTAAGCTCGAGCAATATAGTCATATATGTATCTGAATATTTAATTTGTTTAGTGATATTTCTAGCACTATCAATACCATTTTCTAATACGTCAGCTTCTTTTTGTAGAGCTAGTATTTGGTCTTCCATTTTATCTATTGTCATTTGTTACTCCATTGAAAAAGAATTCATAGTCGAGTTGAAAATCAAATTTTCTTTCGAGTCTATTTAAAAATTTGTTTGGTGCAATTTTAAACATTGCGTACTCAAAGAATGAGATCTCGCATTGCTTCGGATATCCCGTTGCGACGTGTTCTAAATTAGCTAAGTACATTATACAGCCTCCATAATTGTCATAGGGACAGTGTAACTTTGACCTTTGATTGTACAATCACATCTAGATCTGTTGACTTTGGTGATCACACCAACTCTATTGCCAGTTTTAGTTCTAATGTTAACTGTATCACCAACTGAGAAAGTCGCTTTAGCAATTAATATTGCTTTTGCTTTTATATTTCTTTGTTGATCTTTGATCAGATTGATCACTTTTGACATTGTTGCGTTGTCGTCGATATTAGCTATTAAAGTTGCTATTTTTATTATTTCACTTTTTTTCATATTTACACTCCTTACGTGTTTTATTATTTAATATAGGTATATTATACCACACTTTGTACTGTTTGTACATGTTTATTTTCATTTATTTTATACTTTTTTAACATAACGTTATAACCTTTGGTTATATACTTAGTCTCCACAGTAATCATAATTGATGAATTCTTGCGCAAGATCTGCGACTTCCATAAAGTCGATATCTTCTGGACATATGCTCTTCGCTTCACGAACTGCCATGATGTCTACTTGACGTTCTGAATAGTTGTCACCAAATGCGACTAATCTACCATTAAGACGAATTTCTTCGTTAACCTCTTCGGCTACTCTTTCTGCGTATGCTTCCATTATGCTGCTGCTCCTTCGAACCAATTTCTCAGTTCAGGTTCACCATCGCAGATGTCGCCATCAGACATTAGGAAAGATGCGCTATAATCTGCTCTCTCAGAATCTGAACACATTGTCCATGCTTCAGTTTTTTCTAAGATTTCAGATCTCATATAACCATCTTCACGGTTATCTGTAACTTTAAGAGCAGTTACTTTATCTTCACCAATGAAGATTTGAGTAACAGTTTCCCAAGATTCGCCTTCTTCTTCGCTGTCATCAACGATTTTCCAATCGATAATATATTCCTCAGAAGCAGGGTTGCCATAAGTAATAAGACTATCAAGGTTTTTCATAACCTCAGTAATATTATCATAATCCTTAAAATTAGGAACTACGTAAGTAGAACCCCCTTTGAATTTCCAATAGTCTTCGCTAACGCCAGGAACCCAGTCCTCATTATGCGCTGCATAGTTTTCTCTATATTGTGTGTTAATTAAAATTTTCATATTCACTCCTTACGTGTTTTTTTGATTGTTTATAGGTATATTATACCAACTGGGCCGGGAAAGTACATGCTTTTTGTGAAAATAAATGAAAATAAACACGGGTTTGCTTCATTCTCATTATTTAACCATCCCCCAAGGGAAACATTTACCATATAAATGATATTCTCTTTCCTTTGCTTCTTTTTCTGAAGGATATTCTCCACTTATAAATTGCTTTGCATGGACCATTTCATGTGCTAATGTGCACATCTGCTCGAAGAACGTCATTGGTTTACCTTCGTACGTACGCGAGATCTCGATTAAAATATCTTCTCCATCTGTACATAGACCATGACTATCACCATCAAGCTTTGTTTTAAATACAATTTCTATCCACTGAAGTTTTTTAATATCATATGAGATCTTAAGCTCAATGCATAGGTTCTGTACGAACTTATCCACTGCAGCTTTGTTCTTATATCTACCTTCGAGAGTATAGATCAATGTAAAGGTCTCTCCGCTCCTTCAACTAAAATAGTCATCAACTCTAATTGACCGATGATTTCGATTCCAGTTCTAGCTTCTACTATCTCGCACATGAGATCCCAGCTTTTTTCTATATCAGTTTTATCTAATGCTAATTGCATTTCTTTATAATTGAGTGGG